TCCTTGATTTTTCCCAAGGGTAGGACGGGTAACGCTCCCGGGCAAGAAATGTGTGAATATTTCCCAAGGGACTTCCCTTGAATGCACACGAGAGTGTGCATTGCCGATTCCCGGACACCTATAAGGTTCTCTGGTTTTCAGCGCACCACCCGAGACAGGTGATTTGCTTTATCTGTTCGGAGAACAGACCAGAAAAGAGGCTCAAGACTTACACCTCTTCTTGAATATAACCTACGCACTACCAAAGTTGAAACTTTGGCGAAACCTGTGAATAGGACTTTTATTTGTCTTAGATGCAACCAGCATCCTAAAACAATCTCTAACGGGAGGAAATTTAATATTTACTTCCTCTTTCACACAAAGTTTGTATGTCCATTGCTCATTATTTTTATATTTAACTACTGCAATGGAAGACAAAACTCTCCCGTTAGTATCATTATCATCTAAAGTTGGCATGCCATCTAAAACATACCCCCCTAAGACGACAGTTATATCGTCGATTCCCAATCTTGACAGATCGTTCACGACGTTCCAGCCTATAGACCCAACTTGAAATTGAGTCTGATGAATACCCAAAAATTTTTCAGCTGGATATACAACATCTATATTAGAGATCACATAAGGTGAATTTGTCAACCACACCTCACCTAATCCATAACACATTTGTGCAGCAACTTCGCACTCCATTCTTTCCTGATTTTCTGTGCTTCCCACAAAACCGCCACAACTCCTAGTAAACACAAACAAAGGAGTATTAGCAGGATTGATATAATAGACAAACCCATCTCGATGCTTGACAAACAACGATAAATCAGCAGCCCTTCTAACAGTCACGTCTCTTGGATCGAAAGTATTATTCCTAACTACTCTCAAAACAACAGACGACATTTTCAAAATCTTCATCTTCCACCGGACTGATTACCACCTGTGAAAATTTGTGGTGCTGCTGTAGTTTGTTCATAGAGATTATGGATTTCTTTATTTCCATTTCTCTTTCTATTTAGTGCCACCATACGACCCAACTGACTCGCCAGAGCAGCCGAGTAACCGAAAACACGTGAGTCTACAACCAGGAAATCACCCCCAAAGGGATAGTATTGCGGTGGGATACCGTTCTCATTTAATTTCTTTATATTTGGTTGTAAGAAACCAGCAGATGTCATCTGAATAACAGCTGCGGAATTCTTCCTCATCCATTGCCTCAACGGGTTCTCGTAACCATAACTTTGAATGGCCGATTCTACTACTCCCTTAAACTCATTGTGGGGTAGCTCCATATCCGGTTTCGAAGAACCGACAAGCTTATTATCTGTGTGACCAGCAGGTGCAGCTGTTTTGACTGTGCTGAAAGACAACGCGTTTTGGAATCCGGTTGTGACCAATGAAGCCATGTCTTCATCAGTATCTTGCAACCCTTTACTTAAAGCCCACAATCTCAGAGCGTCATATACCTCAATCGAGTGTTCAGTAGTCACAACACCAGGAGTGCGCACATCCACCATTTTAGGTATTTTCATTTTTGTCCAGTCAAACATAGCAGTCTCTGACGGATTGTTCATGAAAGACTTCATAGTCGCAACTACATTCTTTACCCCTGAAGGAGTAGCAGGAAGACCAGGCAAAGTTCTGGCAGCCTCCACCTGTCGGACAGCTTCTTTTTCCGCTTCATTAAGCAAAGTTAAACGTGACCGTTTCACTCTAGCTTCAGCATATATTCGCCTTTGATCCTCAGTTATACTCTTGTTTGTTAAGAGCTTGTCCAATTCTAAGTCATTGGCAACTTTTCTTTTCAGGAAAGTCGCACCGGGGAACTCTGTGTTAGTCCATTCATCAATTGGAGTGGTTGCAGGCATCGATTGTCTATCAGCTGTGGCCATTGTTATTTTTTAAATTAAAGTTTGTCAACTTCAAATCACTTAACAGAACCTTTTCTCGGCTCAGCCGCGTCTTAACAGCTGATTGGACGCACCAGTCAATTCTTTCACCATTCCCATATTCCCCGATCCAACAAGATCTTCAAACATATAATCTGATGGGTCCTTGCCACGTGAACCAAGAGTGAAACCACCGATCTTGGTCTCGACTGTCCTGAATCTGTTGAGCAATTCCGCAAGCAACACCCTCTCCTCTTCAGATAAAATAAGTGGGTTCACATACCCAACGAAATCAAAGTTCATATATGATGGCAAATTCATAACATCCGGCCATTTAGGCAACATACCACCAATCCGTTTTAGTAAAGTGTACGCCTCTGTTGCATATCCTCCAGCCCACAGACGCTGAACATTTGGAATCCTACTACTGTACTCAGAGAAGATCTTGTCAGCTCCTCGGAAATCAACGAGATACAGTGAATCATCGTACTCCACTTCACTAAATTTGGGTATATCCACATACCTGACAGTATTTGTGTTGTGGTAACAGAACCTTTCAATCAGAAGAACTATCCATTCTTGGAAAGACATCACAAGATCTGGATTATCTACCATTAGAGTCGAAATTAGGCGAGAAGTTAACTCGAAATTCAGATCAGCTCCTAATGGACTCCCAATAGAATATACTAGATTACATTTGGCAACATCTGGCAAATTATGAGTTAAGAAAGACACAGAGCCTTCAAAACTCTCCCCTGGTAATCTAGAAATAACTCTGAAAAGTGAATTGGGCGTGACTGCTTTAACAGATGGAAAATATTTTTTCAAAGACTTCACCGCAACAGCAGCAGCCACTTCCAACCATCTTAATCTCGCCTCAAAAGTTGTAGTCGAAATCTCAGTACTTTCCAAGGCCTCAACAATCAATAATTTGATAGCAGGTACGTTTGAAAAACTTAATGAAGTGTCACTGGTCATTATTATGTTCTGCAAACTTGCGACTTGGGAAGCCAAACGTTTGAACTTCACACCAAGCACGACATCTTTCTCTTGTGTCATACACTTCACAGACAGACGCCCCAAAGCTATCTCTTTAGCATTTAAACCCAAACCTTCGAAAACCAAATCAGTTCTCACATGTCGTGAAGAAACTGGTAAAGTTACTTGCCCAAAAAGTTCACCCTCTGTACAGATTCTTCCTAGATAATTTGACAAAGCAAAAGCAACATTGGAATAAAAAGTACTATCCCTGTTTAATCTCTGGAGAAAAGTCTTTACAACAGATCTGTCAACCGTGTAAGAAAATTCTTGAATTTGAGTTACTTTCTTATCGACCCAACCCAAAGCTTGATCGAAATATCTTTGCTCCACCAACAACAAATCCTTCATGCTAGTCGACATTTCATAATATGAATTACGTGAAATGCCGTAGGTATTAATATAGGCAGCCAGTAATGCCCTAGCATAACCATTGCTATCAGACCAAGCATAAAGAGCCCCCCGATTCTCGAACCAAGTCGCTACACGCAGACTACCATACAGTGTTGCGACGGAATACATCCGTATGTTCCCTTTCACCAAATCGTAGACACGATCTATCTCCTCAGAAACATCACTCTTGCAGAAAAATCTACGAAAGAGTCCAATCAACTCTCGATCTGATTTATTCACCTCCACATAAGTTGATGTACTACTCAACGCCATGTTTCATATAACAAACCAACCTGTCACTCGGTGATTTGGAAACGAGATCTTCACCTGAGTACACCTGCCAACCAGAAACATATTTTTCAGCTTCAGGTTTAATCAACCTCTCCACAGTATCTTGAAATTTTAAAACCTTTGTTGAAGGAAGAACATCCTGGACAACCACTACATTTTTCAACAACTTCCCTTGTAGAGAGGCAGAAATCCTACCATCTTCTCCCACGACAACTTCCAAAATCCCAGATCCAGCTTTAAATTCTGAAGTGTTCAATGGCGCTGAAAAACACCTTTCATTCAATAATGCATTTGGTGACTCACCCTCATGGAGAACAAAAGCAGTGTTGTAAGACGGCATGTCGAAATTCTGAGTTACTTTTGTTGGTATGGGGTGGGATTTTGGTAGAACTAATTTGGCGAAAAATGGTTTCAAATCATTTGACAATGAATTAGCCACACAATCAATCAACCTGAAACGAGTGGAACCAGAAAAAGAAGCAGTATAGAGAGAGGCTCCAACGGCAACTGCTGCACGGTATATACTTTTGTCAAAATAAATCGACCTTATGTTGGGTATGCTTAACAAACTCTTTCTGACACCCGGTAGAACAGAAGAACCTCCAATAAGGACTAAATCTACCTCCCGAACAGAATTACTCATGATAACATCCTTAACAAGCGTAGCTGCTCTCTCGAGGTAAGGAACGCATATCTCTTCCAAATCGCTATTCGATAAATTCAGAGTACGCATCGAACCATCCTTCAATAACACCGTATGTGTAGTAACTGACGGTTTCTCTACCAATCTGATTTTAACATCCTCCATAGAATAAGTATCCAAAAGATTCGCTGGAATTCCCAGAATAGCAGCACATTTGGACCTCAAAGCAGCGTCAATGTCTCTACCCCCTAACAGATTATCTCCTCTAGAGTCCACAACAACGATCACATTATTGGAAACAGCAAGTAAAGAGACATCGAAAGTACCACCACCGAAATCATACACAAGAGTGTAAGAAGTCGCACCACCAGTCTTCTCCAGTAGAGAACAGAAACCTGCAGCTGTCGGTTCATTGATGACTGCCCGAACACCAATGCCAAGAGCACTACAAGCAGTGTAAACAAAGCTGCGCTTAAATGAATTGTAATCCGCTGGTACACTACAAGAGGCACTACCGACCTGTAGGTTTGTTTGGGAAATAGTGAGTTGTACCAAACCTTTGATATACAAGTATATCAAGTCCACGACAGGCATGACACGAGTTAAATTTCCGGACACAGGTCCAATCGAGACATTATATTTATCCACAACCACAATATATTCTGGTTTGAGTTTACGACGAAACTCGGATTCGTTTATGTGATTACAACCAACCCAACGCTTTATATCTCGATAAACATCCAAACCCTCTTCGGTAGTCACAGCCCTACCGATACAAAAAGTCCCATCTTTTCGCAACCCCAGAATAGTCGGTATGAATATAGAATCCGACTCCTCAGTGCAACCGTTGCTCTTATTAGCAGGGGAGAAACATACACTGCTGAAAGTTGTACCGAAGTCAATTCCCAATTCCATACTTCAATATGGTGGTGCAGCTCTGTTTTCAGGTGTTGCTCTAGATTCTGAACGTATCAATCTGTAAACACAGAAACCAACTCCCAAACTTGCAGTGATAAAGATCAGGAAGCAAAAAGCAATCAGAAAAACTAATAACACCTGACTGATATCAGTTGCCAAAAGTGTCTGACTCATCAACAACCAATTTGTTCCTATTCTCAAACTTCTCAAAAACAACGTTCTGTTGACACAGTCTCCACAGCCTCATGAATTGCCCAAAATTGGCTCTCAACGAGTGGAGGGCAAACAATGAACACGAAAGAAAATCGCTATAACCCCACTTAACACTCACAAGAGTAGTCATATTGTCACATACTGTCAAATCTTCATAAGATTTTGTTAAGTCTAGGAAGCTGACAAATCTTTCACGCATAACTGATTCATCATCGTTCTTCTCAGAACCTAAACTCACAAATAACTTCACAGGGTCTGGGACAAAGTTGAGACCTGACGATCCAACAACAAAGAACTTGGAACAGAAATATGGTACAGTCATCCTGAAAAGTTTAACATCAAAGGCAAAGTGCAACTCATAATTGCTTATATCCAAATCTAAGGGACTATGATGGAAAAGTATTGAGTCATCACCACTAAAGGCCATGGAGGAAAAATTTTCACAACCCAAAACTCGAGCCATCAAAGCCATATTAACCACAGTATTCCCCAACCAAGTAGTGGCAGTTCCAGTACGACGTTGACTACCAATACTCAGACTGAAACCACGTGAGGTACTACCAACCTGAGAACTGAAATCACTAGCACACCAATATTCCAATAATTCAGTATCCATACCTAACCTCCTGTAAATCTCATGTTCAATACCCTTAGTAAAATCGTTTTGACTCTTATCATACTTAGAAAGATCAACTTCAGCACAATAATAAGAAGTCAAGTCACCAACCGCAGAATCACGCAAGGATTGGGCGAAGTCATCCAAAGAACATCCATGAAATAACTTAACATGAGGTTTGAGAAGAAATTTTAACCGCTCAGTAAGTTGTTGGAAAACACTGCTAAACAAGAGACACACGTTACGCCGATGATACACAATATTTTGTCCAGAAGGTAAAGATGTCTCAGCCGTTCCGTCAAGCTTCGACTTCATGTCAGCCTTGACCATAATCTTGAACCTGTTTAGATCACTCCTCCAATCCGGCGAAGCCTCAAGGTCTCTAGCCAAAGCGGATTTTCCTAAAGGCGTTCGAGTTCTCAACCAATTCTCCAAAGCAACAACATTTTGTCCAATGGTATCACCCACAACTTCTGAAAATTTTAATGGATCAATAAATACACGAAAGAAGTCATCAACAATATCATGTACCAAAGACGGTCGCAAAGAACGATTGGTCTCGACATTTCCCAGTAAATTCCTCTGCTCAAAGACGTACAAATTCGAACGTGTATTATCCAAGCGACGAGAGAATTTGATGGACTTATTCAGAGGTTGGTATTTCATCGCTCGATAAGGCCTGAAAGCAATATCCTTCTCAGATAAGACAACATTATCCACTGCCGTAGAAAAGTCAGAAGTCTGAAAGGTATCCTCACAGAATTCCAAATTCAGCGTCATTCCAGAAAGATTTAAATCATCCAGAAGAAAACCTATACTTGCCAAATGAGATCTACAGGGACGTAAAAGCCGGTTGGGAGAAGGTATCAAAATCTCCCCGTAGATCTCATATTCATTAGGAACACTGCTCAATGAGAAAAGAAGAGAGCACGTAATCTTTGGCCTTAAGGATATTGTCGATATCCTTAGAAAGAGTGTCAGCTGTCCTAGCCGGATGTACCACATACTTCAGAGATTTTGTATGACGGGTTAATCCCACAAGCCTATGTGGTAGAGACCTATACACATCGTCCTCAGCCTGTCTACCCCTGTATATAATTACATTTTCAAATGTCTTACCTTGCGCTTCATGGATAGTAGACACATGAATCTTCTGTTTCATACCAAGTTTAGCACCAGCCACAAACTTGAAGGCCATCTCTTTATCAGCTTGAGTGAAAGTGAGAATTGCATTGGCTTCCTTAATCAAATGTGAAGGTATAACGGCCGACGGAATCTTCACAACAGACCTCAATACCTTGTTGAAGGTTGTAACTAACCCTGAGTAAACCTTCTCAGGAGCCTTAGCCACACAATTCATCCAATAACAGATGTCAGCAGGACATCTGTAAGATTTCAACACTTCACTGTACTTATCCTCATCAATGTTGTGCTCCGCTCTGGTACACACAAAACCTTCTGTGCGAGGAATAAAGGGTATCTGATGCCTGTCTCCGTACATCGACACTTTCGAGGGAGTGTATAATGAAAAGATAGCCTGCAGTTGTCCAGCATGTGGAAGATAACACTCATCTATCAACATCTCACAATTTGTGTATATAGGACTGTTATCAAAATTGATAAGAGCGGAATCAACAGTCCTAACCCTGATTATCTTCAGGAGATGTTTCGGTACCTTACTAGCAATTTCAATTTTGTTGGCCTTAGTTGAAGACAAAACCAATAAAGGTTCAGTCGTATTCTCAATTTTCCTCAGAATTGCGTAAGTCTTACCTGCCCCAGGTACGGCGTTAATGTATTCTATAGGAAAACTGTGTTTCCTAACCAGAATTTCGTGCAAATACTTTTGTACCGCCAATAACTTCATGTAACCATAGCAAGGAGTGTCAGATGCGAGATCGAAGCAAGGAAAATCTCCAGGTAATACAGAAGTTAGATTGTCTTTCATCCGACTGCTGCCAAAACAGTAAACCAGTTTCTTCTGTCTTAATTTATCGTCTTGGTCTAACAATCTATCCAACTCTGACAAGTTGGTATAACAGGTTACCATAATATTGGTGGACAAGTTTTTTATTGTGAAACTTTTGCTTCGAGCACCTTTACCGACGAATCCACCAACCTCGATATTGCGCACTGTGTCCAGTACACACCATAAATCTCTAGCCTCATAAGCCAACCATTCAAGAATCTCAACTTTATCTGTTGGCAAATCCACTTTCCGTGTGAATTTAACACAAACCCTCAAATCTTCTAAAAGATTGTTGGAAAGTAAACAAGAGAGACCAGAACATCGCAACATTTCAGGTAAAATGTCTTTTGGTTTACGGACAGGAACAATCTGAGTATCTGCGTAGAAAACATCAGATGATGAGAAAGAACTGGCCTCTGAAACAAGAGAGGAAATAACAGATTCCTCATCATCATCAGAATGCCCGACATATCGCTCATCCGACCTCTTCAGAAATTCTTCAATAACATCTTCCTCCTCTTCTGAAAGTACGTTATTCTCAACTACTGGCCCACTATCTAACTTAACAGGGAATACTGGGGCAGCAACATCATCAGTTTGAACCACATTAAGATTTGGTTCTTCAAATTTTGGTGATGTGTTCAAACTTGAAGAGGGCGCAGCTACTTCCACGTTGTGAGTTTGAAGTTGGAGTCCCAAACCAATATCAGCCCTCTCTGGGATATCAATTTCTTCAACAGGGATCACAGGGATTCCTTGATTTATGAATTCCCTACTGTCCCTGGACCCTTGACCCACAAAATCTAAGATACCTTTTGCAGCAACATCACTCCACAAAGCATCAGATCTGTTAATCCTAGGTAAGACTTGGTCATATGGTTTGGGAGATTGTTTTGGTGGAGTCGAAGTCTTTGGGATTGCACTTACTTCTTTCTGAGCCTCAACTTTCTCCGGTTCTTTCGCAAAACCCACATGCTTAAATTTCACCTCTCCTTCTTTAGACTTAACTGGTGCTTCTTTTTCAACAGGAGGAGAATCAACTGGTCGGGGTGTGAGATCAGGTACAAAATCAGGCACACCGGGATTTTTGATATCCTTCTCAACTGACAATTCTTCTTTCAAGAGTGAAGTCTCCAAATTTTCAGCAGATTTCTTCACACCTGTTCTTTCAAAACCATCCCTCAAGTTTTTAATCATGGCGAGGTAAGCTTTATCACCATCAAGAGAAGCTACATTTACATGTAGATCAACCGATTTGGTAGTAGGTGCACCATTCTCCGCGCAACTGCTGTAAACATCAACAATATTTTGCAATGGAAGTACTGCAAGAATTTGTACTAGAAGCGACAATGAGTATTTGGACGTTACAGCTGCACGGGCCAACTTACTCAATACCATTCCCTCAAGAACTGCATTTTTATGCAAAAACCCAACCAATCCGGCTAACGGTATATTACAACAAGTGTTGATCAGAAACCCGGAAATAATATATTTAGCCTTGAAAGCAATATCCAAAGTTTTACAACCCGCAACCATTACTCTATCACCAAATTTCTTCAACGCATCTTTGTTCTTTAAAGAGAAATTGATGACAGGGATAGCCAAAAGAAGTGCTGGTGGGATATAAGTGAGTTTAGAAGACAGCACATGCGTGAAAATCTTCTTGACATCACCCAAAATATCCTCCTTGGGTTTCTTCACAATCCAATTGTCGAAATCGGAAACTCCATAGGATTTGGCCATGCAAGCAAAATCATTTTTCATGGCACTCATCTTCTTTGAAAAGAAGGAAAATCTTTCAATGAAATTGGAGAAATGATGAGATACCATACAGGTTAAAAGTTTTGAAAAAGAGTTGTTGCAAAAACCAGTTTTCATACCACTAAAGAATGCACTGAGGTTGTTTCCCAATTGTCCAAAAACACCACCCAGGATTTTAAAACCTCTCGCAGAAGGAGCCTTTGCAACCTCTGCGGTCACCTTCTTCTTCAAGGATAATAACGTCCAAGCAGAAGTAAGAAGACTGAGAACTGAAGAGACCACAGTTTTTAACCACGAGTAACAAGACGTCACTGGTGTTGATGAAAAGATGTTTTTGAGGAGAAGAGAAATTTTCCTCAGTAACCGCCACAGACGTTTATAAAAAGAATCCACATCTTCATCCTTACCTTTCTGTAATAGAAAGTCGTACCAAGTAGAATCCCCAGCACCATACAACCCAGGTTTCCGCTGTGGAAGTTTAGTTGCACCTGAAGAGGCTTGCACATCATCAGGGTCAACCTCAGTGATCTCTTGATCCAATTTCTGTATGAGAGCTGCTCTGGAAAAATTCATCACTTCGCATACGGCAGCTACATTCAACTTGTAGAACTCATCACTACAAGATTGTAATTCCAAAGAAATTGTGTCAGGCACATCTTCGACATATGAGTGTAGTCCCTTGGACAAATCCCTAATGTGGAGCCATTCACTAAGAAATTTTGTGCTCTCCACTAATGCCCTGATTTTTGACTTCAACCACTTGATAGGAGAAGTAAGAAAATCAATGACCAAAGCCCATACAGAGCCGGAAGTCAAAGATTTACGGTTTAAATGTCTCCTTTTAACAGCTTCTTTGGTAAACGACGCGGCAATTTCCACAACAGCGTCATTGGGTAACTCCACCTTGGAGTGGATCAACCTACTCCCTACCACCATAGTGGTCTTATGCGAACGCAAAGCAGAAATCGCATACTCGAGTGTTTTATCCTCAAAAGAAGCTGCTACATTTGACATGTACAACAGCATTCTGGTAGCAAAATCTCTATCCACATAGATGGAATTGAGATGGTGTCGCACCCCGTCGTATTTGACGTACTTGATGAGAGTTTTATTTCTGCGCCAAGCAGGAAAAACCCTAGAAGTTGTAGGTTTAGACATGACGTCAGACGTGATAGAAACAGTGAAAAGCACATATGGTCCATAACACCCACTTAATTCCACAGAATATAGCAACTTTTGTTCACTCATGGCCCGCTCACTGGACACATAAGAGGAAAGGACTTCAAAAGAGTGCACATAACTTTCTCCGCTATCACCGACGAAATAAGTGAGGAGATCACCTTCCCTACAAACAGTGACTCCAGCCCCAGGATAAGAACAAGTACCATTTGACAAAGCAAGTTCTGGACAGAACATGAAAGCCACTTTAGCAATGACAGCCCCTTTCTTCTCCATAGCACGTAGCAAAGTATGAAGTGGAATATCGTACACATCTACTAAAGTCAACACAGTAGATGGTACATCACACTCACCACAGGGTTTATAGCACATGGAATTAGTCAATACTCGCATGAATTTCTTAGCATCGACCACATCACCCTTCTTCATTTGGTGGGTGGCAGAAAAAGAATCGTGAAATGTTTTCCAAAACCTCTGTCCATCGCGAGTCTCCAACAAAGGGCAACAAATATGCACATCAGAAGGTCCGTACAATAGATGCCCCCCAAAATTACCTCCTATGGATGATATCTTGAAACAATGGTACTCCATGTGAATCAAATGATTCAAGATGGCCCTCATGGAATTTAAAAAAGAATGTGAACCTCTCCATTGTTGCTTAAACTCCATGTGTACTCCCCCAAATATGTTAGCCAACATATCTCTCTCCTCATCTGTAAGAAATTGATTTAGAACGATGTGAGTGCTCTGTTTCAATTTCAAAGAATTGTTGATATAATTGGAGAGAATGTTATCCAAAGTCACCATCACACTTGAACCTTCCTTAAAGACGGGTCTCGAAGCAATAGTGTCCAACACACGGTTCAAGACTTGATCGGAACCAAGAGAGTCGATTTTTGACAAATCGAAAGAAGGTTCGACCTCAGCCGCACCAACAGGAGTGGAAGCGGTTCCAACCGATGTTTTACCCGTCTTATCAAAATGTAAGTATTTCCCGCGTACTACAAATTTAGCATCCTTAATGTGCGCCAGTACGAAAGATTTGGGAACATGACTTAGATTTGGTAACTCAGATATGGTCAACCCGGAGTCCAGAATTGGATTGACCCAGCAATATCCTCTACGACCCAAAGTAGTACCTCTGTAGAAGTCGTCGTAAAAGGATACGTTACCATGTCCGACTAACCTTCCAGTAGGTTCTTTGTTAAGTATGTCGTGCAACGTCGGATACTGCAATTTCTCTGCCAGAAATACAAGTTTATCATCAACTCTTTTCATCCAGCAGTAATTGTTCTTTCCGGCCCTCAAACCCCAAAACCAGATGCCCTGTGGAATAGAGCACATATATTGAGTAGTTTTGTCAACTACACAAATCATTCTAGAGTCATTAAGGACGAAAAATTTTTTACCAAAAGATCCGATAGAATTCCGTCTAACTCCATCGTCCACAAACCCTTGTAACAACGGGATGGAAAACTTAGGGCGTGAATCGGTGTCCATATTCATCTTCCTCTCGGCACTAAGTGGGAGAAGAACGCTAGCTGTCTCATTGAGAGTACAAGCAACATCTCTTCCATCCTTAAAGTAGGTGATTCCAGAAGGTGAAGTCCTCTTGGAAGGTGAACGTGCTACTCTCGGTGATACAGAAGAGTGAGAAGAGATCATAGAAGAAGAAGTAACCGCTGGTACAGTAGGTGAAACGGTCGTTTTCAGATTTTTGGAATTTCTAAAAGTCAAACTAATCCTCCCAGAGGATGTAGCTTGAACGGCGTGCTTATGTGTGCACTGACAACCAGCAGGCATTAAGAAATACTCTTTGGGTCCCAGACCAAAGCGTACCTGACCTTCCTTACAGACTAAGGAAAATTTTGCACTACCAACGGCGTTCAAAGTAAGCACTTCAACATCCTTGTCGTAGCAGGCCTCATTATCAGCATGGGCAGGTATACTACCCCCATCATCATAACTCTGACACAAACAATGGTCAAAGTCCTCAGGTTGGAAACCCATATCCAACAAAAGCCCGTCCAAACGGGAGTTCCAGCCATAGCTACGATGGTTGCCACCAACGTACTTATAGTTAGAAAAGTCCCTAGAAAAGAATGTGGCCTTCCGATTTTTAAGTCTATCCCTAAAAGCCATCCTTGGAAGAGACATATTGTCAAGCTGACGCACAACAATAGGTAGGCCACAAGCACAGGTATGCCTTGCCTCTTTCAGAACGACTCCCTGAGATTTAACTTTCTCAGCATAAGTGGAAACTGTGCTGGATTTGTCGACAGGATTCACAGTAGTCACAGTAGCAACAATGTCTGAAGACGATGACTCGACCTCAGAAACGACGGGGCTTCCCGTTGGATGGAAAAGGGGTACAGAGCCCAGAGACTCATCAGAGCCCAAATCAGACCACTTCTTCCTGAAGATGGATTTGGAAAAAGGGGAGGAAGGGGCTAGCTTCAGTTTCGCTACAGCCTCATTAAGGTCCAAAACTTCCCTGCGGGGAATGAAAATCTTTTTGTTGTGGTTCGTAACCACACAGGGTGTTTTGGGGAGTGGGAGTCCAGTTACCGGATGTGGAACAGTGGTACTCCGGATAACCCCAGCAGTAGGAGAAACTGCTGGTAAACGGCCACTATTAGGAGTGGGAAGAAGAGGTCTCTGCCCTGACCTAGTAAGAAGTTTAGCAGGAGCACCTTGTGCAAATGGTCTAGCGGAGTGTACACTAGTACTAGGTGCCTTCTTACTAATGGTCTTAGGAACAGTGGTACCGCGAGCCTGACCCACGGCATTCTTAATAGTAGAAGAAGAACCAACGGGATGACTCCCAGAAGGTTTAAGTGAATTCTTATTAACAGCTTTGGAAGTGGTGGGCACAGGGATAGGAGAGTAGCGAGCAGCTAAAGTAGAAAAAGAAAGAGAAACAGAAGGGTGAGAGGCAGCTCTAGCTATTTCTTTCTTTCCTAGGGAAAGTTTTTCTACATAAGTTTTATTCCCTAAGGCAGGACGTGATTTTTTCATTTTCCGACTCTCATACAAAAGGAAAGTACCAGGTAACTAAAGGTGATAACAGAAAGGAGGAGTGGGGTGAGCACAACTAAATACCGACTTGGAAAAGAAGAGTAAAATAGAGACTCGTAAGAGCAAAAGTAAAAGAAGAAGATACTTTTATAAGTAACACGGAAAGTAGAAGGGGGTAAAAGAGCAAAGTCTTTAAGAAGTACAGATAGCTTCAGGATAAAAGTACAGTGGGAAAGTAGAGAGAAGGAAAGTTTGTTTTGTTTGGATTTATCTCGCAGGCGCTAGTCCGTAAGAGAAAAAC